GAAGTAATTCAATCTAAATTTGATGATGCATATCCCATCGAAGCATATGTGAAGTCAGATGCCTATGAAGGTGCTGGCATTATGCTGTCCAAGTTTGGTGTGCAGCAGCAGGATGATGTCACTCTCATTATTTCAAGAGAGAGGTGGGAGACATATATTCAACCACTGATTAAGAACGAACAGGATATTAAACTATCATCTAGACCAAAGGGTGGAGACCTAATCTATTTTCCACTTGATGATAGATTATATGAGATTAAGTTTGTAGAATACGCTGATCCTTTCTATCAGTTACAAGATCTTTACACGTATGAGTTACGATGTGAGGTCTTCCGTTATGAGGATGAAGTCATCGATACAGGTGTTGATGACATCGATGACAGCATGGAAGATGCTGGATACGCAGAGACTCTGACATTAATTGGAATTGGACAAACTGCAACAGCCACCGCAACGTTCACAAATGGTGGATTGCAGTTTATCAACCTCACTAATCGAGGTCAAGGTTATACATCAACACCTACGGTAGCAATCTCTTCTGCACCTTCTGGTGGTATTCAGGCAACTGCTGTTGCCATCACAACTTCTAGAACTGGATTTGCCACGGCATCCTCTTTGGATAGCGTTATCCTTACCAACCCAGGTGCTGGATACACAGTGCCACCATCTGTTGTTTTTGTTGGTGGAGGTGGTGCTGGTGCTGCTACCACAGTCGGTATTGCCACCACAGGTGGTGTTGGCATCGTGACAATTACTAGTGGTGGTGCTGGATACTCAACGACTCCGAATGTAACATTCAGTGTTCCCGGCGGAGCTGTTGCAACTGCTGTAACAGGTGCTGGTGGAACCATTACAGTGACACTCACTGATCCTGGCATTTTCTATTCCTCTGCCCCAACGGTTACCATTGGTCTTGGAACGGGAACGGCAAATCCATCAACAGTTGCTATTGGAACAGCAGTAATCGGAACAGCAGGAACAATAACTTCATTGACCGTAAGTCCCGGTGCTGGATACACGGTTGCACCTGAGGTTACCATATCTAATCTTGCTAGTGAAAAAGACTCTACCAAGGCATTGGCAGCAACAGGAACAGTTGTTCTAAGTTCTGGTGTAGTAAGTGCAATTCGTATTACAAACGCTGGTCTTGGATATTCATCATCGCCAACAGTTGTGATTGGCAATCCATCTCTCACAGGAACCGGTGACTTTATCTACAATGAAATTGTTACAGGAGGAACATCTGGAACTCAGGCAAGAGTCAAGAAGTGGATCTCCTCTACCGGAGAACTTAGGGTCTCCATTGCCAATGGAACCTTCACATCTGGCGAGACAATCACTGGTCAAGACTCCGGTGCTGTCTATACATTATCCACTGTTGACACTGATGATCTTATTGATCCATACGCAGATAATGACAATATTCAAAGCGAAGCAGACGGTATCTTAGACTTCACTCAGAGGAATCCTTTCGGAGAAGTCTAAATAACTACACTAGACT